GACAGCTTGGTTTCTTCTTCGAAGCTACGTTCCGAAGTTTCGGTTTCGTAGATTTCTTTGTGCTCTTCGCCGTAACGGGCGTACTCCATACCAAACAAGGCATTCAAGCCTGGCAAGAGTTCCTTCAGTAGTTGTGCACGAGAAATAGCCATTTGTCAGTCTCCTTATACGCCAGTCGGGTTGTCATACTGGTGCATACCGGCATTCCATTTCACGATAACTTCCGTGTAGGAACCCAAGGAGTTTGCAGTCTCAGGCACAACATCAATGATTCGAATCGGGAGAGTCGAGTCAGTGACAGTAGTGGAAGAAACCGCCACTTTGGAGTTACCCGTGGCGCTAGTACCAGTGTTTTGAACCAAAGCAGTGTTGTTACCCACAGAAGTGCGGGACACTGCGTTAATCGTTGTGCCAGACGACACCACAGCAACCTTATACAGAGCATTGGGGTTATCTTGGACATAAGCCAAAATATCCGAAGCTGTAACATTGCCAGGGTAGTACTGACGGAAGGTTTTTCCAAAGGTTGCGTCCGTATAGGAAACGCCTAAGAAAACACCTACAGGGGTGGCCACGGCCGTACCGACTTCTTTCGACAGGGTACCGTCACTGTTCAGCTCAACAACATCACCAAAATAAATGGCGGTTGAGCTGAAAGAAGCAATGGGGATCTGACGAGTTGCGCCAGCAAAGACCTGACCGCCGATCAAATTGATCGGAATTAGTCCGTAAGGACCAGAAACGGTAGGATATGCCATTTAAGACTCCCAAATATTGTTAAATACCACGCCCAAACGTCGTTGTAGACCGTTTTTCTCTAAAAACAGGCATACGCGGATCGTTCTCTCTTAAATAATGGTTGTCCACAGAATCCATCTGGTCTTGGTTCTTACGAGCAAAATGATTTGCACGTTGGTCCCTAAACTCAGTTGGCATCTTGCAGAGCAACAACTCACCGACCTGAATGCCGCCTTCGAAGCGAGTATTTGGATCAGCAATTAATTTGTACTGCGGTTGTTCTTCCATTTGCACAGGTTCCCAACCCTCACGGAGTTTGGATGCGATGTTTTTGGCATCGGGCTCACCTTTTGCTGAAAGACGTACCCATCGGTAAACGTAACCGGGCTGTTTGTCGGGCTCCGGTAATGCAGAAGCGGGCTGCCACGATTTTGGACGTTCAGCCTGTTCACGTTTACTGAATTCGCGTTGTAATCTGTTTTCTGCCATTTTAGTTCTCCAATTTCAAAAATTCTTTAGCGTAAGCCTCGGGACTGATCCCAAGTTTCTTTGCAACGTCAAGTTGCGACTGCTTAAGTCTGACCTTTTTGGGGGCCGTACTTCTTGAAGCCGGAGCAACTACTGGCGCAGATTTAGGACGCGCTTGCTGAGGTTTTTGGTCCTCAACGTCAACCTCTTCCCCTTCTACGTTTTTGAAGTAGTCAGGAAAAGTCTGTCGCATCTTTTTATCAATACGACGGAAATACTCTTCGGTGCCATTAAATTTCTGCCCGTATTCGTCAAGCAGTTCTTCATGTACACCATAAGCAAAACTGGACATTGCCTTATGTTTAGGACTACCAAACCAAGGATTGCTCTCAAGCCACTCTGCGGTTTTTGGCTCCAGCGGAGCGGCTTCAGTTTTACTTTGTGGGATTTGTACCTCTTTTTCTTCCACCTGTAAAGTAGGTTTGAAGTCATTGGCTTGCCTTAAAGCAAACGTGGCCTCGGTTATCTTTACTTGTGCGGCGGCTAAAGCGTCCCCATCCCCGGAGTCATATGCGGCTTTGTACTCGGCTTTTGCCATCTCCAGAGCCCTAGAAGCGGCATCTTTGGCAGTATCAGCATAGATTTTCTCGCCTTCGGAGAGGCGGGATTTGAGGCGTTTATTCTCTTCGATGGCCTGTTTGGCTAGGCTTAGAGCCTCCTCACGCTCGCGGACAGCGCGTTCTTTCTCTCTCCGCTCGTCGTGATAGATCTTCCTAGACTGCTTGATTTTGGACTGAACTTCGGCGTCGTACTTGTCAAGTTCGTCCTCATCTAACTTAGCCACCAATTCTTTAGGCATGGGCTGACGACCGCGGTCTTCCTCCGGGGTGTCGTCCTCGATCTCAATTTCTATCTGGGGTTTACCCTTAGCCTCTTTGGTTTCTTGCTGCGGCGCAACAACTTCCTGCCCCTCAAATTCCACTTCAACTTCTTTACTGTCTGCCATTTTGAAGGCTCCTTATTTACGTGAAATACCGCGTGGATCCTCGACTACTCCCTCAACAGAGTCGTCGTTGATGATCCGAAATTCCCGCCCATGAATCTTGAGTCGAGTACCTGCGTGGGGCCGAACCAAGACAAAATCACCCTCTCTACACCACGGCCCGGTGGGGAAACGTGACGTATCTTTGTAGCAATCCGGGCCCATCTTGATTACAAAAAGCACCGTAGTCAGGAGTTCCTCTGTCTGCATGGTTACATCGGCCTTGACGATGCCTGACTCGTATTGGTCATTAATTTCCGGAATACTGCACAGGATTCTGTAGCCTGCCGGGTCCGGAAGTTGTTTTGCCTTACGTTCTGGCGTTTCGGCAAGGGTTGAGATTTCACCGCTTTCTGTGGCGATGGCTAACTCACTCATCTTTAATCCTTTCTGCTGTTTCTGCAAGAATTGTATTTGCCAAGACAAGACCACGGACGATTCCGGCGGCGTACTTGTAGTCGCCAAAATCCTTTGCTTTACCCATAGCCATGTCGTTTTTTAATACCTCAATCTCTTCCTGTACCTTGCTTGAGAGGTACTTTAAGAGGTCAGAACTCATTTATTCTCCTTAGTTTTCGGGTTTTGAGATCCTTTTCTTTGCTGGGCAATCTCCATTCCCAGACGGACTCCCTCGATTTCATTACGAGAGTCAAGTTCTTCACGGTCTTTACCAACTTTTGCGCCGATCTTCGCCCCTTCAATCTCAGCCTGCGTCTCAATGCGCAACTGCTCCAACTCCAACTGGTCCGCCTTAGCGGTTGCATCCATGATGTCTTTCTGTTGCTTACGCTGCAGTTCGCCTTCTTTGATAGCCAACTCGCGCATCTGGATCTGAGTAAGCGGATTCTGGGCCTCGGCCTGAGCCTGTTGCTGGGCCATCTCTGCCTGATCTTTCTGGAACAGTTTGGCTGCAGCCTGCGCGGTAAGGCGGGAGAGCATGACTTCTTCTTCCTCCGACATCTCCTTATCCGGCTCAGGTATGGCTGTCCCGACCATCTGCTCCATCTGACGGCGGTACTCAAACGCAATGTGCTCGTTGATGTGAGCCATCATCGCTGCCTGAATCTGTTGTGCCATCGGGTTCTGACCAATCAACTGTGCGATTTTCGGATCCTGCATTGCCATCATGTGAACCTGAATGTGGGCTTCATGATCTTGATAAATAAACGCTTTGACTGGTTTGCCATTGAGTACCGACATGTTTTCAGAGACCGGATCACGCGGCTTCTGGTCTTCCGGCATCGACACCAATTTCTCAGCGTTCTTTATGCCCAGCACTTCTAACATCTGACGGTGAAGCAGCGGCAAGTCGTATAACTGAGGAGCACCCTGAGTCAACTGGAGTACCGCCTGATACTGAACTACTTTCTGGCTCATCGTTGCAGCGTTGGGATCTGACACCGGGATCACGTCCACTTGGTCATAGTCCGACTGCTTAACGCTTGGGGTGCCTTCTACCGGCTCATACGAATAGTCTTCGGGGGTGTAGTCACGGATGATGGTCTTGAGGAGTTTGAACTCCTGCTTCATGCTGTAGTGGATGCGAGCCTGAACCGCCGACATCACTTTTAACATGCGCTCAAGAATAGCCAGCGTAGTTCCCACTGGGCTTTGAGCCGACATATCCGACACCTTCAGATCTGCAATGGCTGCAAACCGGCGCCCGTCGTCAATAATTTTATCTAGCAACTGAGACAGCACCATCGACGGCTCTTTGTACGGCAACGTCATGATGTTGTCTTTGATCGTACCGCTCGGTACGTCTACATCTCGGAACTCCGCTGGTGCGATGGGAGTGTCGTCTCCTTTGACTCGGAGCCCTCTGGTTTTAAATCCTCCGGGGAGGTTTGAGAGAGTGCCCGCATCAACGAGTTGTCGAAGAATTGATGTACCAGACTTAGCAAAAGCCCCAATAAGATGGATGAGGCCAAAATGATAAAAACCAAAAGCAGGAATGTATCCATAATGTACAAAGTGGTTTCGTTTAGCCTTTAGATCGTCATCTGGATTCCAATTACGACGAATAGCCAGAATAGTGTTTGTGTCTTTATCAATAGTGACAACGTAAGGTAAGCCAATGCCTGTATGGTTACCTTCTTCGTCTACATCTGCATACTTATCGTCCTCGATCACAATATCAACGTGCATCTCAAGGATTTTGTAGCGGTCATCACTTGTTGCCTGAAAGCCCATCTTTTCGGCAATTTTCTTTTCTACTTCGTCAAACGAACTCTGCGGGTCCGGCAGTTCTATATCTCTATAAAACCCCGCCACAATGAGTTTCTTCAACTCATTTTTTGTCTTGCGCATTACGTGGGTCACACGCTCTGCGGTCTCAAGGCTTGATGCGCCATACGGCACGACGATATCTTCAGCCGGAACAAATATGGATACCTGACGCTGCAGTGACGGATCGTAGTACACCTTTTTAAACGCGTTACCAGCCAGACCTAAGCCCCATAACATCCGCTCATGCTCAGGCCGGTACTCCACCATGCGCTCAGTCAACTGATAGTTCATGTCATCCCGAACACGGACAGAGGCTTCTTTTTTCTCAGGCGTTTCTTTACCGATAATCTGAACTTTTACCGGTCCCATTGCAGGGAACGTTTCCATGATTGTTTCGGACTGAAACTTGACTAATGCTTCGCTAAGAAGCGGGTGCACGATGCCACATGATCCGGGCCACGGCTCTGTCCGATCTTCAATCTTCATGCCTAACTGATCCAGACCATCTACATATGTCTGCATCCAGTCTTTGCGAGAGTCTAAGTCACCCTGATAGTCCCCTAGCAGATCTCCTGCCAGTTCAGTCAACACCCCCTCGTCCATATCTTCAGCGAGGTTGGCGTTAAAGTCTTCTGCCTCCTCACCTTTCTCAATCTCCAGTATGGGCTGTCCATCTACGCCCACACGTACGGCTTCTGGATCTTCAATCTCTATTTCAATCTCTGGGCCGTCGCTTAATTGTCCTTCTTGCAGTCCAAGAGGGGCCCGATTCAGTGCCTTGTCAATTGCCATAATTTATCCTTAATAGTACGCAGCCTGCTTGCGCCTAAAAAATACCTCATCATCAGGCTCGTCCGTCGGCAGACGTAGGAACCCACCGTTTCTAAATCTCAACAGGGCTTGAGTCGTTGAGTCCACCAAGTCATCGTTTGCCCCGCTTGGAAAATCATTACATTCTTCAATAACGTCTTTAGCCCACCGTTTATCAGGTGCCCAGACTATGCCCGAACTAAATAAATCTGACACGGCGTTTACCCGTGCAATCTTATCCTGCCCCTTACCCGGCGTAAATTCAGATACCGGCACCCCCATACGGCGAAGTTCCTGATAAAGCGCCGACCCGTTGGATTTCTTCTCCACGATGAACGCGTCCGGCTCCCATTCCTTGTATTCCTCAATCACCATCTTTTTGAGGTCCGGGAACTCCAGCCGTTTCTTTATTGAGTTGAGCAAAATAATGTTCGAATTGCCCGTCTCTTCGTTCTCAAAGACACCCCATGTCGTCAAGGCGTTGTAGTCGGCCCGGTTGTTGGCTTCTTGCGCTGCATCAAGGCTCATGATGATGAATTCGCACTGGGGAGGGGTCTCCTTGTCCCAGATTTTCCACCACTCCCTCTTAATTAGAGCGCCTTCTTCAGCCGTGGGATCCTGCATATACTGGGCCTGCCAGTACCGGGGGTCCATGCCTACTTTCTTGGCTTCCAACTCCTCCACAGGCCAGAACTCAGGCCAAAGCGCGTTCCCACTAGGCAAAATGGCTGGGAATTGGACCACCTCCCACTGATCTGCGTCCTCATTCTTAATCATGTGGTTCACGATCTGGGCGGTTAAGTCAAGTTTTGACCATCTCGTCATCACCACGATGATGGCTCCCCCCGGCATCAGACGTTGGATCGGTCCTGACTGGAACCACTCCCATGCTGGCAGGAACACCTCGGGTCGCATCTGCTTGGCTTCCTGCTCCGAGTGAGGGTCATCAATAATAAACAGATCGGCACCGCGACCAGCCAGAGCGCCGCCGACACCAATAGCAAAATACTCACCTTTAAAATTTGTTCCCCAACGTGACGCCGACTTAGAGTCCTGCTGGAGTTCAATTTGAGGGAATATGTCTTTATATCTCTCATCAGCCACCAAGTTACGCACCCGCCTACCAAAATCCACCGCTAAATCTGCGGTATGGGAGGCCATAATGACCTTCTTATGGGGGTACTTGCCCAAAAACCACGCCGGAGCGAGGTACGAAATTAGTTCAGACTTGCCGTGACGGGGGGCAATATTGACGATTACTCGCTTTTTCTTGCCGTTGGCAATGTCTTCGAAGATTTTTGCCAGTCTTTTATGGTGGGGGCCGACTTTATAGCCCGGATACACATGATCTGCGAATGACAGCAGGTCGTTTTGACCCACTTTCCTAACCTGTTCTGACTCATACCGCCCTATTTCGTCCAGCGTCTTGAGTTTTTCGCTGTAATCGAGCAGGTGCAGGTGCTGTCTTAGGAATTTAATCCGTTCCGGCGTTAGCATCCTTGACCTCTACGTCGATAACGTCCCTTTTCTTGCCTTTTTCAGCCAATTTTTCGAGTTTTTCCAGTTTTTCTAGCAGTGATTTCTCGACTTCTTCGGCTGTTTTGTGCTCAACGGTCAGTTCCGTGCGCTTTTTGAACGCATCGACGCCGTCGATTTCTCCCAGCGCCTTCAAGGCGGGGATGGCAAATTTAGGATCTGGGTTGGTAGACTGCTCTATCAACTTGTTTACGACGTAGATTTTAAGGTCCGCGAGGTCTCGCACGACCATCTGATCATATTGAGTGACCATTCCAGCCAAATAGGCCAGCGTTTCGTTTCGATAGTTGGCGAAATCCACTTTTCCGCCGTCGGTTAGCATCTTTTTGGCTAACTCCCTTGCAGTCTCCTTATCTTTCTCGTCGGGCTCCAGCGGCTTACCCTGCAAGTCCGAGAGAAGTTTGATCGTTCTCGCGTATACCTCCAGTTCTTCCTGCTGAGTCATAGGAGGTAGTGCCTCCGTCGCGTCTTTTGGCAACGCAATTTCTTTATCGACTTCGAGCATATAAGTAGACATGGGCGCGTTATAACACAAAAAAAGCCCCCTTGGTAGGGGGCAAAGTCGGCTTGAGGAGAAGCCACGGGGTAAGCGAATCGTCGGAACGCTACCCCGCACAAGCATTTAATGGCATGGAACCAAAAAAGACAAGGGGGGGTGTTTCTGTATATACGTTTATTGGTTTAGCCGGGTAAAACGATGAGGGGGGTATATATGGAAAATTTTGTGGTGATTTGTATGGATTAAGGGGTGTGGGGGGCGCAGGTACCATTTTGCAAATTAGGGGGGGGTGGGGTATGGGTAGGGGTCGAAACCTTGACATATATCCCATAGAATAGTATAATGGAGTCATGGCGGTATGTTCCGCTGTTTACGGAGGCTATGTCATGTCAGACATTGATCTTCGGGGTTGCCTCACGATACAGATGTTCGTCGTAGAGGCTAGCCATACCGAGCCCGATAACCCTGATCGGGACAGAATGCGCAAGGTAACACTCATGCGCCGGTATGGTGTATCACGTGGTGAGGCACACGATATTGCCTTGCGGTTCCTGAAAGATAATGCGCTCATCGATGAGCGTAAGTATCAGACGGAAATCACTTGGCGCGTAACAGAGCATCTGTTTCCGCTATAACCTTGGGGGGCTTCGGCCCCCCATTAACTGGAGAGCATCATGCAACAATTAGAATTGTTTCCTTTAAACCTACTCGATGCACTGAGAAGGCAAGACGAACAGAAGTTAATAAAAGAGCGCGACGAGGCAATATTTGCCGCGCATCATGAGTATGAGTGTCGCACTGATACGCATGTAGATAACCCTGTGGCGTGTGATTGGTGGTGGGCTGATGAGTATACGGATACGGTAATAGTAAATTACCCAAAGCATGTTACTCATATCTACGGCTCAGACACAGTCCAACTAATCTTAGAAGATCACAATCGTTAATCAACGGGGGCTTCGGCCCCCATTTTTAGGAGAGCATCATGGATTACATCAATGTATTCGACGCCAAGAATCACATCGAACGTTTCGGAATTTGGTATGCCTTGTGGTTCCACGGTTTTAGTAGGAACTCACTGTGGACAATATTCGTGGCATCACGGATGTTGAAACGTGAGAACGACGCCCAACGTGCCCATGCAGACTGGCACTACGATCAACGTCGTTAATCACTGGGGCTTCGGCCCCTTTGATACCAGTTATGTGTCCGTGAGCGACTGCGCGACAACGCGGCGCGAGGGACAGAGCACGCACGATAAATAGCGTTTCACCTATCCCTGAAAATATACTTA